TCATGCTGCGCCACCATCAATGCATATTTGTCATCGGCTTGCTCAAATAATTTTTCAACATCATCTACGAACACAAAATCACAGTCAACAAACAGTGCCCAGCCCTTATAGTCAGCTAGATAAGGCACTAAAAATCTAGTGAATGTGAATTCTGTAGAACTCAAGGGGTCTATGGTTCTAGTGTAAAGCCCGCTATCTCTTAGTTCTTTTTGCTTAAGAGGTATTACCTGCGCTGCAGGTTGATGCTTACGTATACTGTATTCGCAGACTTGATATGCTATATCTTCTCTGATGTCATATCCAACAAATATTTTCATCGTCTTTCTATATCCTCTTCGACACACTGTTCGCCATATTGTATTTCTACGATTTTTAATGGATAATTGTAGGGATTTGTAAGTTGATGCCATTCCTGGTTGGCAACATGTAATTGGTCGTGTTTATTAAGAAGAGCAGTAGGTAATTCAAAATCCAAAGGTGTAGCTCTGTTTATCACAGCCTGTCCTTCGCTGACGACCCAATACTCTGATCTTAATTTATGTCTTTGCATGGAAAGACTTTTGCCTGGGTTAACAGTTAATTCTTTTACTTTCATTCCGGGTACTTCGTGCAACACACGGTAATATCCCCATTGGCGTTCTGTTTTTGGTGCTTTCCATTCTTGCAAAATCCACGAGCTAGAATTTTTCTTATCGTCTCCCCCAACTCCAAAAACAAATTCTACATCAGGTTCCGACATCTCAGGAATGTTCTCGGCTGTTCGGTCACCGCCGTTGGCAAAGACAATATGATGATTAGGATACATCAACTTGACATTTCGGATAGCTTGGATAGCATGATTTTCTGTGTCATTGAACAAGATACAATGATCTACAGCTTTGAGATTCTGTATGATATTGATGCGCTCGGTGCTAGGCATAAACTCTCTGCCTTTTTTCCTGCGTAACCAATCATCTGAATTTACTCCAACTACGAGAATATCTCCTAGCTTTTTTGCGGCATTGATATAAGAAATATGACCCGAATGTAAAGGATCAAATCCACCTGTAATTAATACGATTGTTTTCATGCAGATATTTATCTGCACATATTATTGACGATTTAAAGAGTGGCGTCTTCGAGTCCGGCGGTGCGTAGTTTAACGATATTTGATACCTGCCACTGTTTGATATCAAGTGCTTTAATGATGCCTAACCACTTATTTCTTAACAGAGCAAAGTCGTTAATGATCTTTTCAAAATCAACAACATCTGCTTCGCCTTCTACAAATTTTTCGCAATCTCTAGAGCTTAGTGCTCTCTGATAATTTTCGAGATATTTGCGGAAGTGACTGCTGCGCAATCTGCGAAGCTCGATGTTGAGATATTCTAATATGGCTTCGATTTCTTGTAACTGGTTGAATCTATTTTCAACGATACCAGGCATGTTTGCTGCGGCTTTTTCTAGACTACCTGAAACTTTAACATCATATTTTGCCTGTTGCAGTTCAGATTCGTAATAGGCCACAGCATCCGGAATGGCACTGATATCCTTTGAAACTTTATCGTACCAGTTCATTCGTCCTCGTCTTCGTAACCATCATAGCTGTCGTATTCTTCTTCAATCTCTTCACCGTCGATGGCATATTCAATTGCTTGGTCCAGATACGGGTCAACTCCCTGTAAACTATCAAGTACTGAATCTTTAATGCCATGATCAATCAATGTATTGACAAAGTCTGCGGCAACGTCTTTTCTTGCTTTTTCTGGAATATGTTCTACTATCATTGTCCAAAGATCTGCAATTAAATCATCTTTCATTCTACGCTCTCCGTTTCAGGTTCAACAGTATTAGTTATCCCAGATTCGTTTTTTTCGCCATATTTAGATATGTCTTGCATCACTTTGTCGAGACTACCATTCTCATTGCGTTCCCATGCTTTGCGGAACTGTTTGATAACTTCGCCATCGGCAGTGGTATATACAAGGCTGTTGCCTTCCTTTTTCAACATGTTTTTACCTTCAGCAAGATCAACTAATCCACTGTAAGGATTCATACCGGTTTCATACGGAATCTTAACCTGTACACTCTCAAACGGTTTGGCATAGCGTGTTTTCATTACCTTACAGGCAGCACGGATACCTTTGACCTCAGAGATCTTATTACCGTCCTCGTCTTCTTTGAGTTTAAGTTTACGCATTGCAACGACGATTGAGCTAGCGTAGATAAAACCTTGCCCACCACTGATTTTGTCATCTGGATCAAACATGTCCTGACTTGCGTATGTGTGATTGGTACACACCATACCAATATTATACGCTCCAAACATGTTCACACAGTTACGAACCAATGCTGTAAGTGCTTTAGGCTTACGGCCCATATCTCCTTTCAAATCACCTGCTTCAAACTGATTAACATCTGTCGGAGTTAGTAACATGCCGAGACTGTCTATCACAAACAGCACCTTAGGACGATCAGCCTCATCCATTGTTTTATATTCTGCAATAAATTCAACAATAGTTTTTGCTACATCATCAATCATCGCCATATTAAGTTTTAACAACTTGTCTGGGCTTGTATCAACTCCTAGTGCTTCTAACCATTTTTCGTCAAGTGCATTTTCTGTATCAATTAAGATAGGATAAATGCCTTGTGCCTGTGCGTTTTTCACTAGATTGCCCGAACAAATAAATGATTTACCTGCGCCGGATTCACCGGCGAATACTGTTACTTTGCCTAGCGGAATACCTTTGTTAAAATCGCCACTAATTAGATAATTTAATGCGAAGTTATTGGTACTGACCCAATCGGTTGGATCATTAAAGCCAATACTAAGACCTTCGATGCTCTTAGTAATCGACTTTCTAAATTTAGAAATATCAAATGCTTTTGCCATAGTTAATTGCCCTTATTAAGTTTTCTTCCAGAAATGAAACGGACATTTCTTTTTGAATAATTTTGGTTTATATAAATTTATCATGGATTTTGCTGCTTTGTAATTTTCATCAAGAGTATTTTTAGGAACAAAAAATTTTAATCTTGCGCATGCCTTTTCTATATTTTCTATTATACTATCTTGTTCTACTCTAATCAAATTAATTTTTTTATCTGATTTAAATCTAATATAGAATAGAGGGTCCCCTCTTGAAATCGATAACATCTCAGAATCATTAACGATTTCAAATGCTGGCGACACTGGTCGAATCCATTTTGAAATATCGTACTCTCCAGGAATTAGATTAGTATTTTGGATGAATTTGGTTTTTTCCATACTCGCAGGAATCATTTCTATAATGACACTTTTTTCGCTATAGAATATGTAAGAAAATTCTAGACTAAACATCGAGAAAACATTATTTTGTGCCATCCGCGGAAATATGTGATCATTATAAAACTTTTGATTAAAATTTTTAGTCGTTAATATTTTTCTACCATCGGTATCTTTTTCAACTTGTAGTTGAAGATCCACTGGGCTTCTAATTAAAAATGTATTAGAAAAATATTCTTGAAACGCCGGACATTTTAAATATTCAACCTCGGTGTCGCGTTGTGTAGTTATATATTTTAAAACCGGTTCTGGTTCAAAATATCCTACATTGTGCCAATCACCGCCAAGTAAAAAAGGACACCAATAAATGTTTTCTTTTCTGTTCAACATAACAAGTTGGGGGAATAGTATCCCCCCAAAATCCTTTTATTGCTTTTGACGATTACGAATCATGGCCAAGATATCTTGAGCCTTGCTTGCGCCATCACTGCTTGCAGGCGCTGCTGATACTGCTGGAGCACTTGCTGCTGTTGCTGGTTCGTCATCGACTTGGTCGTCAACTCGAGCTGGAGCACTCGCTGCCGCTGGCTTGTTAGGATCACCTGTTGCTGAACCTAGGCCTGCTGGCTTAAAGTATTGGCCCCAACGTTCTAGGTCATATGCTTCACCGTCAACTGATGCTTCAAACATTTCCTTCATAACTTTCAACTCAACATCAGTTGGCTTCTTAGGTAGGAAATCATTTAAGTTAAACAAACCTTGGCTGTCAATGGCTGCTTTTTCAACATCACTTAGGGCACGTTCTCTACGACTCCACTTTGAAGTAGAATAGTCTGCAAAACCGCCTTTTGATGTCTTAGCAATACGGAAGTCTAAACCTTTTAGATAGTCTGTTGGCAACTCATCTAATTCAGGATCCATTAGAGCTGAACGGATGATTTGATAGATTTGAGGACCAATAATAAATCTACGGATTGGATTTTCTGGTGTCTTATCTTCTTTGATAGGATCTTCAACAACGAAACCTTGGAAAATATATGAACGTTTCTTCCAATATTTACGACCCATTTCTTCTAGGGACTTGTCTTTGAACCAACCACGGACTTCACTTAAGATCGGACATGCTGTACCATCATTGTACATTTCCACGCATGGAACTTGTACCTGTACTGGACGTGAATCTGTTTCACCTTTGATACCAGCAAATGGTAGTTTGATCATTGCACGTTCTACCCAAAAGAATGTGTTGTTTGGATTGCCATCGGGGAGTAAACGGATAACCGCTTCTTTGCCTTCTTGCATATTCCAGTGTGGGTAAATTGCGTTGTCGCCGCCGCCTGTTGATTGTCCTGTGGACTTTGATTGTGCTTCTTGAAGTTTCGCACGAATTTCTGCTAATGTAGCCATTTTATATGCCTCCTATGTTATGCCT